CCGAAGAGGCCATCGAAGACAACCTGTATGACAGCCTCTCGGCTCGTTATACCAAAGGCTTGGCTCGTGCTATGGCCTATACCAAGCAGGTGAAAGCCGCTGCAATCCTGAACAACGGCTTCTCGTCGTCGTATCCGGGTGGTGACGGTCAGGCTCTGTTCTCGAATGCGCACCCACTTGTTTCTGGTGGCACTAACTCGAACATCCCTGCGACTGCTGCTGACCTGAACGAAACTTCGCTGGAAAACGCTGTGATTCAGATCGCTGCGTGGACTGACGAACGTGGTCTGCTGATCGCTGCCAAGCCACGTAAGCTGGTCGTTCCTCCTGCTCTCCAGTTCGTTGCGACTCGTCTGCTGGAAACCGAACTCCGTGTCGGTACCAATGACAACGACGTTAACGCTCTGAAGAACAACGGTTCTATCCCAGAAGGCTATACGATCAACCACTTCCTGACCGACACAAACGCATGGTTCCTGACCACTGACGTTCCAAACGGTATGAAGCACTTTGTTCGTACGCCTCTGTCTCAGTCGATGGACGGTGACTTTGACACTGGTAACGTCCGTTACAAGGCTCGTGAGCGTTACTCGTTCGGCTGGTCTGACCCGCTGGGCATGTACGGTTCGCAAGGCGCGTAAGACAAAAGGGGAGCTTTACGGCTCCCCTTTTTTAGTATATAAAGTACTGAATTTCCGGGGGTTTCCCGGCGCTTACGAACAGGCCCCCCGCCTGACGACATGCAGATCGTTTGCGCTTAACTCGCATGTGAGGACAACTCAATGGCACTTTCTACTACCCAAAGCATCTGGCGTTCGGGCGGCGGCGATCAAACTCGCACTGCATACTGTGGTTCTGGCCTGATGGCTGCACAGTTTTACATCGCTGATGCTTCTCCAGCTACTGCTGGCACTAATGTCAAAGTCTCGTCCGCTTCGGGCGCAGCCAATCTAATTCTGCCTTCTGGCGCTGTTGTCGTATCTGTCAGCATCACTGCTGAGACTGGCTCCGGTACGTTTGATCTGGGCGCAACCGGCTACACTTCTGGTACTGCTGACAACAACTACATCGCTTCGGGCGTGACTGTCGCTCTGGGCACTACTTCGGTAGGTTCAGTGGTTTCTGGCGCAGCGTTGACTGAAATGTCGTATGTGACTGTGACTGACAACACTGGCGCTTCGGGTACTGTGACCGGCTTCATCACTTACTTCGTCACCGATCCGTTGGTTGGTCAGCAAAACGTCTAATAAGGAGGCATCACCATGATGCAAACAGACGTTAAGGCTAAAAGTCTATCGACTTCAGACAGCATATACGGTGACCGCACTCGCGTTAGGGGGCTAGTAATTACTCCCGGCGGGAGTGCGGGTAGTGTCATCTTGAAAAATGGTGGTACAAGCGGCACTACAATCCTGACCATTAATACAGTTGCTAACGGTGAGACGTTCAACGTCATCATTCCGGGCGAAGGTGTGCTTTTTTCGACCGATGTTTATGCGACTCTATCTAACGCAACGGTAACGGTGTTCTATGGCTAAGTCTCCGGCATGGCAGAGGAAAGAGGGCAAAAATCCCAAGGGTGGTCTAAACGCCAAAGGGCGAGCCTCTTACAACGCAGCGAATCCGGGGAAGCCGGGATTGAAAGCGCCTCAGCCAGAAGGAGGCCCAAGGAAAAAATCGTTCTGTTCCAGAATGCAGGGGATGAAAAAGAAACTCACTTCTGCGAAAACCGCGAACGACCCGAACAGCCGTATTAATAAAAGTTTAAGGGCTTGGAAGTGTTAATCATGGCAACTCCAGAAATTGAAACTGCGCGTGAGCTTGCAACTCATGCCAATGATATTAAACATCTACAAGATGACATGGATGCCATGCGTGAAGACGTTGCGGCTATTCGTAAATCGATTGAAGAAATTAACAAAACCCTTTCTGAAGCAAGAGGTGGTTGGAAAGTATTGATGTGGGCTGGCGGCGCAGCTAGTGGAATATCTGCATTGGCGGGGTTTATTTCCGGCAAGTGGAGTAGCTGATGCCAGCCGTATCTAAAAAGCAGGAAAAGTTTATGCAGGCGGTTGCCCACAACCCTGCGTTTGCTAAAAAGGCCGGTGTGCCACAATCTGTGGGGAAAGAGTTCACTAAATCAGGAGGCGGTATGCCAGTCAAACCAATGGATGAATCAAAATCACGCTCACGCGAGTCCGACGAAGCAAAACGTAGTGCGGTGAGTAGAGAGGAATATCCGGCCTTAAAGATGCCAAAAACGCCTACTCCAGCGTCTATGAAAAAAGGCGGTAAAGTAAAGAAGATGGCAGGTGGCGGCATGACTTCAATGGGCAAAGTAAAAACTGCTGCGCCTAGCCGTGATGGTGTCGCTGTGAAGGGTAAAACCAAAGGTAAGATGGTCACAATGGCTGGCGGTAAAGGTATGAAATACGGCGGTAAGTGCTAACAGGGGCATATATGCCAAACAAACCAACAGCCAGAAAAGCCCCCAGAGTTAGTTTTGGCACTAGGGGCACTGGCACTACCCCAGTTAATCCAAGTGATAGCAGCGCTAGTAGTTCTACGGCTAATGTTTTTTACGACATTGGCCCTAATCAGCCCGTTGATATTCCGGATTCTGGGGTCGTAACCGTAGTACCTTTTGAAGACGTAGAGTCCGAAACTGTAGGTGGCGGGGGGATTCGAAAAAGTAGCCGGATCAAGAAACGCGCTTCTGGTGGGGCTATAAAGTCCGCGTCTTCTCGTGCTGATGGGTGCGCTATGCGCGGAAAAACAAAAGGGAGAATCATATGATGGCCTCGCGTGGTATGGGTGCAATCAATCCTTCCAAGATGCCCGGCGGGAAGAAGAAAGCCCGTCGGGATGACACCGACTTTACGCAGTACAAAGAAGGTGGAACGGTTAATGCTGCTGGTAACTACACCAAGCCCGGACTACGTAAGAAGATCGTGAGCCAAGTGAAAGCCGCAGCAACTCATGGCACAGGTGCTGGTCAGTGGTCAGCCCGCAAGGCACAGTTGGTGGCGAAGAAATATAAAGCGGCAGGTGGAGGATATCGTGGCTGAAAAAGAATCTCCCGGTGCAAAGCGCACTCGACTAGAAGAAAAACTCAAAGACAAAAACACATATGAACTAAGTGCATTACGCCAAGGTGCACCTGCACAAATTCGTCGTTTGCTTGGAGATACCAGCTACGATTACGGTACGTCATTGGGTAAGGGGGCTAAAGCCGCCGAAACAGAAGCATCAAACAAAGCGTGGGATGAAGGTAAAAGCTTACGTGAGATGGAGCCTGAAGTACGTAAAGCCATGCGCGAAGCAGCCGCAGAAGAGCGCCGTGAAGCTCGTGGGATGAAAAAAGGCGGCAAGGTTAAGTCAGCCTCATCCCGTGCAGACGGCATAGCCCAGCGTGGTAAGACGCGAGGTATGATGAAGTGAAAGCGCCACAGCAATCGCTGAAAAATTGGGGAGACCAGAAATGGCGAACCAAAAGCGGAAAGCCATCGTCAAAGACCGGGGAGCGTTACCTCCCGGAAAAGGCAATCAAGGCACTAAGCCCAGCCGAGTATGCCGCCACGACGAAGGCAAAGCGGGCAGGGAAGAAAGCAGGAAAGCAGTTTGTAGCGCAACCTAAAAGGATTGCAAAGAAAACAGCGGGGTTTAGATAATGGCACAGAAAGACCTCGATTTGAGTTTTTCCCCCCAAATGCTTGAGGGGGACAGCAAATATTTGGTTGGAGCTGGAAGGCTTACCGGGAAGAAAAAATTATCAGAGGATGAGCTTGAGCTATATGCGGACTTAATGGGTTCGTTGGATAGCCGAGCTAAAGGCAAATTATCCGTCCCAGAAGTTGGGGGGCGGTACAAAAAACAACTTGATAAAAATTCTGCGGTTGAGTTTTACGGGAGCAAGCGGGCAGATACTCCCGGCGTAAATGCTGGTATTAGTTATGAACGGCAATTTAAAAAAGGCGGCAAAGTGCGTACCGCTTCACAACGCGCTGACGGTATTGCAATTCGCGGAAAAACGAGGGCTTAAAAATGGCCGTAACCACAAGCACAACTAGCTTTAACCCAACTCTAAACGAGTTGATGGAGGAGGCGTTCGAGCGTTGTGGTACGGAGTTGCGTACGGGCTATCATTTTCGCACCGCTCGCCGAAGCTT